GGCGTCGAAGCCGCGCTCCTCCATGCGCTGACGATGAGCCGACTCAAGGTAGGTCTTCATGCGGGTTCGACCTCCATGTTGGCGATTGAAGGGAACCGTTCAAATAGGGTGCGGAGACCCGTCACCAGATTCGTGATCCCGGTTTGCGTCTTTCGGAATGCGGTCAGTCTGTTTTCCGCGAAGTAGAAGACGGTTCCGTTTGGGATATGCTTGAGCTTCATTTTGTGTTTCGGTTGGAGTTGCCGGGAAAGTGTTATGGAATTTTGATTCCTTTGTTGTACTCGGCGACGTAAGCTTCTGCTTCTTTGCCCGTCTTGAAAGTCTTGTGAGGGGTCGTGGAGTAAAGCCCGATCACCACTTCCCAGTTTTTTCCACGCTTGGAATAACAGGCGATTTTGTTTTTGAGTTCTGTGTTCATGTGAAAACGAGATTGAGTTGGGATTACAGCCAGCGACCCTTATTCATTACATCCTCGCCATTGATGAGGAGGGTGGCAGTGTCGCAGAATTCGTCGTCGTCGCGCAGGTTCAGAATGTCGATGGCTCGCCAAGCCTCAGATTCACCGTCAAACGAGATATCAATCAGTCCGTGCTTGTCGTTGGAGTTGACGGTGGACTGGCGGTCGATGGTGATACAGAACTCTGCATCCCTGACTTCAGAGAAGTGAATGGTGGCATGGGCAATGCCTGCGGCGTCGAGCTGGGAGGAATAGTCTGGTTTCATGTGTTCTGTGGATTGAGATTAAATGGAGCTGAACTCCCTGCTGCCCCCGGCGTGAACCGGGAGCAGACGGGAATGCAGGTTACCAGACTCCCATCGACTGCAAAGCATGACGGTCATAATCCAGCCAAGCAGGGAAGCGGTATTCGGAGAGCTTCGTCGCGAATTCTTTTGCCGCCGGATCCCTGAGCATCATGACTGCCGAGATGCTTAGCTTGTATGCATTCGGCTGCATCCCCTGCCATGCGGCACACGCCATCTGGTCGTCAAAGGCGGAAGGGGATTTGGCCTTGAGGTAGCCTTTCTTTTTGCCTTTGGAGGCGATGGCCCGCAGCATGGCTGCTTTTTGGTCCGGGGTGAGCCATTCGATTTTGCTGGCAAAGAAATTGATGATGTCGGCAGGTTCGGTGTAGGGGCGTGTCATATATTCAGTAGGTTGATGCGGTGATTCTGTTACAGATTGCGATTAGGTCAAAAAGAATCTCAATACGCAAAGACGTATCAATCGGTTGGGAGGTGAGCGTCAGCGTAAACAGTAATCCATTTGGCGTGTTGCTCGCTCCAATATTGGAGGGTATACCGGACCAAGGAGTCGGGTTCCTCGTCGAAAAAGCACCGCTCCTCAGCCTGCTCGTCACAGGTTGCCTGACCGCTCCAAGCAGTTTCTCCGTTTTCCAGCATGCGGTACGTGCGTGTTTTCGTGCGATGGTAGTCTTCAGGTGTCATATATTGCGATTGTGTCACCCGCGATTAGATCGTCCAGAGATTTGTTTATACGCGATTGAGTACGCGAGGGAACGCCCCAGCTCCGCCCCAGCTCCGCCCCCAGCTCCGCCCCCAGCTCCGCCCCCAGCTCCGCCCCCAGCTCGTTTTCGCCGCCTTACGTGAATGCGTAGTAAAATAATCATGCGGAGTGACTGACGGTGGCGTTTAATAGGGTGGGAATTATCCCAACCAACCACATACTGAGTAAATGAACACCCTAATCCTCACCACGTATCACGGCCCGACTAATTGCAAGGGCTCGCGCATCAAATGCCAATCATGGAAAGGCGTAACCTGGCATAGTTTCGACTATGGCGCGAGGTGCCCGCATGAAGCCGCAGCAAAGGAGCATGCGGAAAAACACGGGCTTCCCTCACCCGTCGCAATCGCCGGAATCAACTCCCCCGCGTTCATTGCTTGAATTGAACCCCTCACCTACTGAATATATGTCACATCACACGTTTCACTTGTCACTCTCCTCTAATGCGAAAACGGGGAGGATTTATGTTTCCACTACATCCGGCGATACCTGCCCCGCAGCATGCCCATTCAGGCATGACAATGCGGGAGGATGCTACGCCGGATCCGGTCCTCTTGCGCTTCACTGGCGTAAGGTGACGGCAGGGGAGCGGGGAGGGAATCTGGAAAGCTTCACCGCTCAAATCCGCGCAATCCCGGAGGGTTCACTATGGCGACACAATCAAGCGGGGGATTTACCAGGGGAGGGAGACGCAATTAATGCGTCAGCACTCGCGGCAATTGTGGAGGCTAATCGCGGGAGGCGCGGTTTTACGTATACCCACAAGCCCGTGCTGGGGAGCGGTGCGCAAGAGGCGTCGAACCGTGACGCAATCGCGAGCGCAAACGCCAACGGTTTCACCGCGAACCTGTCCGGAAATACTCTCTCCCACGCTGATCAGCTCTCGAGCCTAGGGATTGGCCCCGTTTGCGTGGTCCTGCCATCGGATGCGCCCGATACCTCATTCACTCCGGAGGGGAGAAAGGTGATTGTTTGCCCAGCCCAGCAAAAGGAGGGGATTACTTGCGCAACCTGCCAGCTATGCGCCAGGGGAAGCCGTTCAATAATTATCGGATTTCTGGCGCATGGCACAAGCCACAAAAAGGTGTCGACGGTAGCGAGGGGGGAAGCATGAGTGAAGAGCGAATTATGAAAATAACGGCCATAATCGCGCTCATTCTGGCGGTTTTGGGGGCAATCTTGTTTGCTTCACCGTAAGCGGCAGACAGACAGAAAGCGGGGCCTCACCTTCACGGGTGGGGCCTTTCCGCGTATGCGTAGAAGAAAAAGGGTGGCGCGAGGGTTGACAAGATTCATATTTGGACCTCAGGCAGCAAACACGAACAAGAAAATGAACACCGAAAAACGTGAAATCAAAAAACTAAAAGCGAACGCATTAGCCGATTTTATTGCGGATAACACGGCGGTTTACGTCACCGAAGAGGATGCAGACAACGAGGACCGTCCGTTGGATTGCTCCCATACGCCGCATTCAATCCTAATGTCTGATCTTCAGGCACAAGCGAAAGACGGGCATGGTTTTTTCTGAATGATTCCAGAGCAACGCCCCCCCCCAATTATGAACACCCTCGACCTTCTCCTTCTCTCCCTCGCGTGGGCCGTCGTCTCCTCCTATGGGGCCGCGTATGCATGGACTCACTCCCCCGCAATCATCCGCTCCATCTCCTCCCACCTTACAAACGCTGGCGCTCGTAAAGTCGGGGGGATATGGTTCATGAGGGCCGGGAAAATCCGCGTCTCATTCTGCATCTCCTCTAAATCCTAATCCCCTCCACAAATGAAAATCAAATGGACACAAGCAGACGGCGACCCTGTCGCTGAATTCCCCAACGGCGAAATCCTCCGCTTTTACTCATCAGGCGGCGGGGGAATGCTGACGCATCCGGCGAGGGGAGATGTTGGCAGCTTCTCGTTCCCTCTCCGGAATGCAGGTGATGCGTTCCACGCCCTACGCTTAGGGAAGCCGCTCCCCGATCACTGCAAGGGTTGGTGATGCCCCCCCTCCCCACACAAGCCCGCTCCTTTTCACTAGGGGGCGGGCTTTTTCGTGCCCGGATGCTGCAACCCTGAAACGTGGTCAGCTACAAGGAGAGACTGAACACAGGGGAGGGCAGGGATGAACGCGGGGACGGTGCCGGCACTGAATCCCCACTTGACAAGCACCGCAGCTTGAATCGAAAGACGGGGGGGAAGGGGGGCCGATTGAAGAGAGTTCGATGGTTCAAGCGGAACAAGTGAAGGTGAAGGTGAAGGTGAGAGAGTGTGAAGGATGAGGATGAGGATGAGAGAAGCGGAGGGGAAGGAGAGAAACGGAACAAAGAAGCGAGGGAGGAAAGGAGCGGATCCGCAACCCGGATCGAATCAGGAGGGGAGAGACAAGCGAGGGAACCTGGAACCCCAGGGAAAGGATGAAGCCGGAAAGGGGATGCAGACTGGGGAGTGACTCAGGAAAAAGAGCGCCCTCAGCTACGGGAAAGAAGGGAGAAAGAAGGGAACGGCTGATTCCCTCCGCCCCCTCGATACCAAACAATCCGCGCCCCCTCGCGCCCCGACGTTTGCCAATATGGGCAAATATCCCCCTGATCCAGCCCTTCCATCCCCTCCTTTCCATGAAGAACCGTTCACGTTTTACATTACGGGTATTGTAGGTAGTTATGGAATGCCGGAAATCCCCCCGGTGGATACCTCGAAGCCGTCCCGGCATGCAGTGACTGTGGTGCGGTGGTGGCGGTGGTGACGGTGACGGTGCGAGCCATGCCGCTCTCTAATGCGTTGAATGTGAGGGAGTTGCGACACCACCACGGGTAGGGGCGGGGGAGGGGGCGGCGAGTCCATCTTTTATATATCCCCCCCTCTTCAAAAATTTCCCTTATTTTCTCCCCCTACTCTTTCTTCATCGTTCCTTCATGTTCTCATTTCGCCCCTCTTCATGCTTGCCCTGGTCCTCCACTTAAATGCCTTCTGTGGAGCCATGGTTCCTGTTGTCTGGGATCTACCCTTCCTCCAAGTGTAGCACATGCTACATTTTCGTCCCTGCGAGGTCCATGGGATTCCCGTCTACCTTCATCTATGCAGCAGCGCCGTCCATTTCCCTTCGCGTTTGTAGATTCCGCATGGCTGGAACTTCAGCAGTCCGGTGTCTCGGCTGATTGTGTACGGCACTCCGGCGAAGAGGCAGATGGCGCAGGCTTCTTCCTTGGTGAGATCGGAGGCGTACTCTTTGGCTGCGGCGGATCTGGCGGCGTTCTTGAAACGCTTGATGTAGTGGTTGGCTATGCCGGGTGTTGTTGTTTCTTCGTTCATTTTTTGATTATACCCTTTGCTACATTCCGTCCCCGAAGAAACCCCGGAGATTGCTCTGCCGGGGGGGGTGCTTCTTACTCTTCGCCATGGAGCATCCTGCGGAGTTCCCCTTCCATTCGGATTAGTGCATCGGCGCGGCCTTGGTTGTACATGCTCCACTTGCTTTCATCGCCGTTGTCTTCGTTCCTGTATGCGGACGCTTGTTTCTGGATTTCATCCAGCCACCCGTGTAGAGCCTTGCTGTTTATCTTAGTGTCTTCAATGATGTCTTTACTCATGGATTGTTTGATTTGCCTCCCTCCAGCGCCAGAATATGCGCCATAGCCTCCTTCTTGGCGGTCTCAAGATCGGTTGGGGTTGAGTAGGTGTTCTGTCCGCCACCATGCCAGAACCATGATCCGTCCTTGTTTTTCTGAACGATTGCGAGCCAGTCCTCTCCTCCTCTGCTTAGGCGGCGGGTCTCTGGGCCGTACCTTTGCTTCTCCTTTCGCCAAGAGAGGCGAGGTTTCGTGGATTTGGGTTCGTTGTTCATGCTTCCTCCTTCCTCTTCGCCTCTTCCAGCAACCTCTCCAGCTTGAACTTCACGGAGAAGAACCCATCTTCCGGGAGCCTTGCGGTGAAGAAGGACATGCCCATGCAGGAGTCTTCGTCGGCCTCGTAGGCAAACTGGTCGAGAAGGTAAATAAGCTCATCCAGGTCTTCCACTGAGATATTGATCGTTGGCTTGTTCATATCCCCACCTCCGTCCAACGTACAATCTCCCCATCTGGCGCTACCCACCAGTCCGTCTGTGTTTCGTAGTAGGCGTTGAGTTCCGTAATCTTTTCTGGAGTAAACGCACGCCAGTAGCCCTTCGGATCAAATTTGTGCCTATGCGGTCTGTACCCTCTTTCGATCAGGGCGGCTTTGGTTTCTTCGGGGATGCCTTCGTTCATGGATTTTGCGTAAGGATTGCTGATAAGCGGCGCGTCCTGTGTCCCCAGCACCAGCGGCAGAGATGGATTTCGCAGTCTTTCCCTTCGTAGAAGATGCCTGATTTTCGTGTGCGGCATGATCTTCGGTTGAGGCACCCGTCACACCAAGTCAGCAAGCGATCCGCTGGTTTTGGAGCGGCACAGGTTTTCGGGGCTTCTTCGTTCATGCCTTCAGTCCCTTCACGACTTCCGTGGTGTCTTCATTCCAATCGCTATGGTCGCAGCCATTGGACATACGGCAAAGTGCCATACGGAGCAGTCTGTCATTTCGATGAGCTTTGCCCGTCCCAGCATCCATGCCCCGCGTTCGGGTGTGATCTTCTTAATCCTGCGGAATCCGTTTCCCCGGAAGCTCCGACCTTCACCGTCCACCACGTCATGCCTTGGCGGGTTGTGGCTTGTTGGTCCTGCGTAGAATCCGATGCACCAGTGATCTCCGGGGTCTCCGTCACTGTACTTGGTGGCGAGGACGTAGTCTCCGATGGTCGGGAGCGGGCGTTTGGTTTCGCGTGTATTCATAATTTCACTCTTTATCCCTGAACTCCATGGAGCAGGCGAGGGCTACGAGGTTTGCGCTTAGGGTCAAGAGGATGTATTTCATAATCTCACTCCGGGACGAGTCTGAATCTGCGCCATTCGTAGCCGGGATTGAGGGTGTACCGCCACTCCTCCCACACCGCCAGATCCGTCATATCCACTTCTCCAGTCTTGGTATCCACGACAGCCCAGACAAAGAGATCGGTGGATTCCGTCCGGTAACGCATCCCGTCAACGACAGGATAGTCAACGCGGAATAGTTGCGGTTCTTCGTTCATGCCTTCGCCCTCAGCACCCTCCGGGTCTTGGTTTCTTCCTCCTCGACGATCTCGTAGTTCTCCTTCAGCTTCTTGGCCTCTTGGAGGATCTGGGCTTGGACGGCGTCGTTCAGTGACTTCCCGGCCCATGCGTCTGCGTGTATTGCAAAGTCCATCAGGGAGATGAGGTACGTCCGTTTGTCAGATTCCAGATACCAGATGACCGAGTCGATGTACTGGATGGCTTCTTGGATTTCTTTGTTCATAGTAAAACTCAATACGCCCACTTCGCATCTCCCAGGATCTCATCGGAATCCTGCCACCATTCATCCCATTTGGCGTTGGAGGCTGCGTCCCAGTCTGGGATTGCGGAGATTGCGTCCTTCTTGGTGAGCGAGGTTGGCAGGTACTTGATGCGGTTGTTCGGGTAGATGGCGATCTGTCCGTTGGAGAGACGGATGACATTCCCCTCCTTGTGTTCTTCCAGGAGTTCAGCGTCCCCGACATCCAAGGTTCCTGCGGCTTGTCCCTCTGGGAGATAGTCGATGGTGAACATGTAATGCCCCGACATTGGCGGATGTCCCTTGCCTAGATTGACGAGGACGGGCACGTCGTTCAGTTGATCCTTCCTCCAGACTTCGATGGAGCCAGAGAGGCATTCCCACATCTGGACCTTGTGGAGAGGGATGGCTTTGTCCGTCGCTTCCGGCAGGCACCAGTAGATGCAGTGCGGCGGGACTTTGTCGTAGCAGGCTGCGTACTTCTCGACCCAGACTTGGAAGCAGAGCGGGCGGTTTCGCATTGCACGGACGGATACCAGCCATGCGGGTTCGTACTGGGACGGATCACCGCCGAATGCGTCACAACGGACGAAGACTTTGGCTTTGGGGAGGTTGGCGTTTCTCATTTGTCCCCCAGCAATAACTTAGCTGCCCGCTCAATGAAAGCCTTCGCCTCATACGGTTCTGCGTATCCGGCACCGTATGGGCTTACGCCATCGTATATCTCATGGTGGTGGAAGCGGGCGTCGTGGTCGAGCGGATCTCCATCTGGCGTTGCTGCGATGGACAGGGACCAGTTGTTACCCCTGCTCCGGAAGTAGAACGGCAGTCCGTTGATCTTGCCTTCTGCCTGCACGGGGCAGAGTCCGCAGGGGCCTTGTTCGTATTCGATGGTCATGGCGTATCCTTCGGCTTGATGTAAAGCGGGCATTCCTCTTCTTCGATGTCCGTAGGCATCACCCGCACAACGCAATCTCCTGGCGGGCATGTCCTACGCAGGCAGTCCTTGCAGTCTTTGCGCCATCCGGTTGCGGTGGCGATCCCGTAACATCTGGCTACGTCGTTTGGCAGTGTATTCATGGCTTCCTTTCCTTCATTTGCAGATAATCCGCAATCTCCCCGACTGCCCCAATCAGAAGGAACAGCGCGAACTCAATCGGCGTAGACCCCGGTGGCGTTTCGGCTTTGTTGTTAAGTACGTCGCGCCCGCTTTTACAGCCAAGCTCGGCACGTAGCAGCGCCCACTCTTCCGATGTTTCTGGTTTCTTGCTCATGGATTCGCAAGCGGCAGAGATGACGGAAGAAGACCCTCCGCACTATCGGAGATCCCGATTCGGGTTGGATACTCATCCTCGGATTTTCCTGTGTAGCCCCCGTATCCAGCGCAGATTACGCAATACGTTCCGTCCGAGAAGTCGAGCTTGAGCCATCCAGTGTCATCAAACTCCGGCATTTTCATCTCGGTGACGCTTGTGATTGTTTTTCCAATTATGTTCATAGATCATTTCTCGCAGCTTGGCTGAATAATATGGTACTTCCGGGTGAACTTGTCGCCCTCAAAAGCAGGTTCTCCGTAAACGAGTATCGGGTTGCCGTCGAGGGTGACGGTCTTCAAATCCACCCCGATCTGTGCATGAAGCTGTATCCGCCACCTTACTTCGTTTACGTCCCAATCCTCCGTGCCGAGATGAAGGCTGATTGCTTTGCGGTACAAAGCGTCTAGTCCGCCAATCACTGCTCTCACAGCCTCATCCTGAATCCTCTTCATGGCATCCGCGAACTCCTTGTCCACAAGATACTCGGGCTCAAAGCCTGCGGTGGCGTATGGGTTTTCGCTCATATCAACCCCAGGTTTCCGCCATGGCATCGGCAATTCCTTGATATGTCGTGGACCGAATCTTCCAGCGGTCGGCACTTGGCGGTAGCTTGTTCTGTCCTGAATCCGTCTGATTTCCCCAGCGAGGTCTTCCGTTTACGATACGAGGCGCAATTATGTTTGTGGGTTGGAGCTTCGGTAGATTCTTGAGCCAGAGACAAGTTGCCTTGCTGGCGTCGTGCCCGAACTGGTATGGATGGATGATTTGATCCGGCTTCCTAATTCTGGATGAGATGATGGATACTGGGTTCTCCAAGGCGATTTTCGGGATATTGGCGCTAAGGAGGAGTCGAACGAAGTCGAGGGCTTTGTCTGTTTCTTCCCAGCCTCTGCCCCGGTTGTTCCAATGGATGCCAGAGACGCTGAGGTATGTGCATGGAGGGTGTGCGATCATCAGATCCCAACCGTCATCCAGAATATCACAGACATCCCCTTGGTAATGCGGACCCGGCTTATCTGTTGGCAGAAGGTCGCAACTCATGGCGTCGTGTCCTTTTGCAATGAACGCATCCCGGACGGTTCCTGAGTATTCGCAGGCGACTAGGACTTTCATACAAAGTCCTCCATCTTGATTACGGGGTGAATGTGGTGCGGGTCGTCCGATGATCTCATCCACGGGTGATTGTGTTCGCTTTTGAACGGGACTACTGGATCTGCACCGTCGTTTAGAATTGCCTCTGCGTAGGTGATCCAGTCCCTTACGTATTCGATATACCGCTTGGCTTCGTGGTAATGACGCATGTCGAAGTCGTAGTGGTGCATCTGGCTTTCAGCCCAATCCACTTTCTTCCTCCACTGCTTAACCCTGATTCGCGGACGGTTCCACGGCTTGGCTTTCGGCGTGGTAATCGGATTCCGCATCCGTTCGTAGACAGGGATTATCATTTCATCTTCAGTTTCCGGATTGCGGCCTTGAACTCCACCGCCATGTCACGGTGGTACTTCGCTTCCTCTTTGGCTCCGACCCAGCCTTCCTTCGCCTTCGATGTCTCCATCTTGGCGAGCCTGATGTGGGATTGGTGAATGCTCTTTAGTGTTTCGAGTACGTGCTTCATGTGAGTTTCAGTGTTTGTTCTTGTTCCGGCAGCTTGAACGTCCCCGGCTTGACCCGGATGAGCATTCCTCGCTTCACCATATTAGACAGAATCGCGCCTGTGTGCTTTTCCGTATTCGCGTAAACGTCGCCGCCGACTAAGCGGACTGCCTCTTTCAGGGTGACGAAGCCGTTCGTCTTTGCCGAGCGGAGAACCGCCTGCTGCTTACGGGAGGGCTTCATGGGTGCAGATGGATCGGTAGCGGGAGGAGATGCCTCCAGTGGGTCACAGTGAGTTGATACTCCGTCATACTACTCCACCAATAGTCAGATCCATCCCACCATGCTTGGCTTTGCGTCTTGGTCTGGTCAAGAACTAGAACACCAACCTCCTCTTCCGGAAGCTCATCCTCTACGGATACCCACCCAAAGTTCGCTTCCCGTTTCTGGGCGAGCAAGTCTCCGAGTTGATCTTGGAGTTGCCGCTTGAGTTCAGGGTCTCCTTCAAGGGCAATGATCTCCTTGAGGTTTGGAATGGCAATAGCTCGGTTCATACTTCAAAAAGCCTGCATCCAAAGTTTGCGTCCGTTTCAATGGAGTCAACGACGCCTCCACTCCACCCGGCGCTTACGGTAATGTGAACCCCGCAATTCATCCTCGTACATACCCCATCAACCCAGCCGTCGTCCGGGTGAATACTGCGCGAGTAGTTCTCCAGTGACTCCTTTGTTTTCGACGTAGCCAGCCAGTGCTTGCAGTCCCGGCATAGGCCGAATTGCGGAGGCGGGTTCATGCTTCCTCCTTCCAGTTGTAGATTGGCTCTCCGTGGAAATACTTGCCGTCCACCTTATCGGATCGGACATACTTCCCAAGGAACTCCACGTTGCCTTTGCGCTCCATGCGCCAGACAGCCCCTTCGCAGAGACCGACCGCCCCGTGATGTGATGGCTCTACTGCTTCCATTGCAGCCTCAATGCTCATCGGTGGACCTTCGCTCAGAACCCTTGGCGTGATGAACCCGCACTTCCCGGCCCTGTGTGCCACCATCTCGCACGTAATCCGCTCGGTTCCAACCATGATGTCGAATGGGACGAATGGTTCGTGCCAGAGCTTGTAGATCGTACCGTGCGCCATGTGAAGCCATTCGCCGCAGACTCGCTCGCCTGGGTTGAGGAGCGAGAAGAAGCGGTCTCGGTGCTTCATGACCCAGCGATGGAAGACTTGGTGAGTCTCAAACTTACTGGTTTCTGCCCGGTATCCAGTACGGGTGAGAGAGACGATCTCGTCTCCGATTCGCGCAACGGCAACGCAGCTCCCGTCGAGCTTTTCTTGGACGACAACATGGTCATGCCTGTCCCTTGCCTTGATGGTAAGGAGTGCTGCTTGTTGGTCGGACAGCCCTTTGTCTGCCGGACCTCTACGGGAACCGGGCAGGTGGGGGATTGATCCGTAGGCTTTTGTATTCAGTGGTTTCATTTTGCGCCTCCAATCATTGAATCAGCGATACCTTTTGCCATGGTGGAAATGATCTCTTTGTCCATCCCAGAGAGCGCCTTGAAAAGCTCCGGGTTTGCACAGAGGCCGGAAATTGCCTGCCCCTCAAACCATTGGCGTAGAGACATCCCGTAAGCGCCAACTGCGCCCCTGTGATCCAGCGTCACAGGAAACGCGGGTCCGTCATTATTACTTATTGATTCACTCATCGTTTTGTTCTTTGTTCGTATTCACTTTTGCTCAGTTCTATGTACCAAGCACCTACGTATCTGCGTAGATTTCTCAGTTTCATCCAGATTTCCGGGCGATCCACGTCGAAGGCGAAGAACACCGAGTTGTAAAGCCACACTTTACATCTGGCTTTAATCGGAGGAATTCCAAAGGCAAAGTAGATAGTGTCCCCGTGCATAACATCTATGCCGTCGTCGTCTTTCATGGCTTCTCCTCCTTGCCGTGCATCTCAATTCCGCCACGGTTCATTCGCTCCCACGGTAGCGGCTCGCTCCAGTCTGAGTATGCGCGGACCCATCGTGGGATTGCGGCACTGCACTCGGGGTGGTAGTTTGATTTGTATGTGTCCCCCTCGAAAGTTCCAAACGCGGCTGCGTATGGAGTCCCCCTTGGGATCGCTTCCCAGCACCAATCGCACTCCCTTTCCTTCCGGGATTGCTTAACATGTCGTTCGGTGTGGAAGCTCACTTCGGCACCTCCTTCTCCCATCGGCACAAGAATGATTCAGGCCCATCATCTCCAGACACAAGCCAGTCCACCCGTTGAGTCATTGCCGCCGCCCTACGGAGTGTATGCACAGCCTCCTTGAACTTGGCAATGATCTCTGGTTGAAAGAAGTTCCCTTTCTTTCCGCCCCATTCATTTGGGGTCTCGTCTTCGTTGTCGAGAATCAACTGCTCAATATCCTCAGCAATCTGGTCAATCCTATATTGATTGTAATCAAAGTGTCCTCCACTCATGGTTTTTCTTTGTTCGTTGTTTGTTTCTTCTGCTCCTCCACCCATTGACGGGCGCGTTTGATCTGGTCTTCCAGCTTGGCAATCTTCTCTTCGTTGTAGTAGTACCCGCCTTCGATCTCGAAAATCCACTCGTCGAACTCAAAGAAAGCGTCCACTCCGCCGAAGGTTTTGAGGTGAGTAATCATGCGTTCTCCTCTCTGATTTCAAAAGATAGCTTGCTTTGCTTTTGCTGGTTTTTCGCCTCGTTCATACATTCATCACAGACATCCTCTGTGTAATGCTCGCCATATCTATCAACATCAATGGTGTTCATATCGTCTGGATGGAGCTGTTTTCCGCAGCCGTAACACGGGCAATGGTTCATACGCCCTCCTCTCCGCGCCAGAACTGAGGATACCACTTTTTCGCAATGGACTGATCTATTGCGTCCAGCACGCCTTCAAAAGTCTCAGCCCAGACTTCGTGGTCACTCCCGGATGCCGCGCCGAACGCAGGTTGTACTGATGCAGCGAATCCACCCACGTTGGTTTTGTGGTTTCTCCAAGGGGTTACGTCGAGTTGGTAGTGGCTCATCATTTTAATCAACGCCGGGTATTTCATTCCTCCTCCTCTCCCTCAAGCAGCATCCGCGCAAGATCCATCCCGGACGTAATCTTCCTCACAGGCTTCTCCCCAAGCGATGCCTCGTACTTCTTCCTGCCACCATCGTTATCGGTGATGTGCCACTCAATCCAGCCGTCTGTATCCAGCATCTCCAGCATGGTGTCCCACGCCTTCCAAATCGCGTTACAGAGCGGCCCGTCGATGTCCAGTACGCCCGCGAGAGCCCCGGCTTCGATACGCAGGGTGATGTCCCTGTGGGTGGCGTAGAGCCTGTCGATCTTCTCCGCGAGTTCTGTGATTTGTTGTTCTTTACTCATGTGTTTCAGTTTTTGCCAAAAGCTCCCGATACGCGGCGGCTACGATTCTTGCGGCAGTCCGATTCAAGTCCTCGCCTTCTCGGCTGTACGGAACCATTGCCGCAGCCAGCGGAACCCAAGCCCAAGCATCGCACCTGTTTGGATCTCGCGGATCAAAGTCAATGAACGCCAGCGCATCCTTTAGTTCTTGTTTCATATCTTCAATAGATCGCACGTTTACTTCTGTCGGCAATCCCGCGTCCGCGTATGCTGTACATTCAAACCAAGACTTAGTCTCCCGTTCCAGCACTGATTCTGGCATCAGCTTGTCGTGCAGCCTTTTTGATTCTGCTGTCATCGCTCGCCATCTTGCTTCGTCGTTCATAAGTGTTGGTGCGCTTGACAGGACTTGAACCTGCGACTGAGGAAAAATTGAACCTCCGCTCTGACCGCTAAGCTACAAGCGCATAATTGATTACGCCTTCTGATTCCTCAGCCAGCGACGGCAGCTCTCGGACATCTTCTTCGACGGGACCAGAAGCGAGCATCCCTCCGTCTCGGACGGCAGTAAAGAGAAGTCCCCGTCCACGCGGGCGAGGAGGTACGTCACGGCCTTTCTGGCAAAGACCTCCGGCATCTCGCACGGACGGTTCTCGGAGATCGCTTGGATCAACTGCCCACCGTCTTTCGGGCGAAATGTGTTTTCTTGGAATTGGTTCATTGTTTGTGGCTCTTATTTTGCAGTGCGCTTGAAGTGCAGTTCATTGTACCGCCGGACTCCTTTCTGGCAAGTATAGCGGAGAACGATAATCTTTGCCCCTTTATCCGCAATGCGATCCAAAGATCGGCAGTGGCGCTCTGCTGCTTTTTTGGTTCGGCAGTCCTTGTGACTGGAGTACCCTTTGTGTGGAACTTGACCGTAGCGGTCGTCGCTCATGTTGAGCCATCGGTTTAGCTTGCGGCACCACATGGTCATTCCAAACGACGTAACACTATACGAGACCTTAACTTTTCTTTTCATTGTTTGATCTGCTTGTTCAGAAGTTCGCGTGCATCCTTGATTGCAATGGCAACCATTCCCGGCTCAAGCCAGTGCAGCCTCAACTCTCCATCATTCATGTACGACAGGCGATACATCGCATCCGCCGCATCATTCATGCAATGCGCCTGATCTGGATACGGAGCTTTGACAATGTCCTTCCTGTACCCGAATATATCTTCCGGTAGCGGTTCCTTGGATCGCAGGAACTCGTTGACCAGCGGCTCCCAATGAGGAGGGACTAAGCCTTCTTGCCGAATCTCCTCAAGGAGTTTGATTAGATCCTTGGTGACTTTTGAATAGTGGTTCATTGGAAATTAGTGCCGCTTCGTGGATTGAGCCAAGCGTGCGGCGGCGCTTGTATGAATCAGCCCAACGGCTTTAGCTCTGCGCTCTCACGATTTACGCTGTGCATGACGACACGCCTAGGAAATCAAGTAACCTGCTTCAGATGAAGCGGGGTTTCAAGTGGAGGATCTGGAAGTGGCGTGTTGAAGCACTTGGACTCGTCATCGCAGACCCAGCGACCCTCGCCATCCGACTTGTACAGATAAACGTCCCATGGGAAAAGCATGCCCAGCACAAGATAGATCACAGAATCTACGGCTACCGTATTGATTGCGTCTTTCTCGACATTGCTGGCATTTTGCTTTTGCCTTGAAGACAGAACGCATTTTTGGGTTGCGCCATCTTCCCCGAGTTGCGTGATGAGGTACTTTTGACGGCGGGATTTATCCAGCCCGAAATACTCCACCCGCAGGGACCACTTCGTATTTGGGAGGCCGCCAAGAACACCCGGCTTGCCGACTTCCGAGAAGTCTTTGGATGCCCATCCCTTCAGTTTATCCCACATGGCACTGGAAACCCCGTTGAGGTAACGAAGCCTTTCATCCTTGTCGCCACATACACCAGGAAGGCTGTACAGGACCAGCGCATCGTCTGCGAAATGAACCCGCAGCCAGTCTGCCCCGCGTTGCATTGTGAATAGTTCGATTGGGTATGCTTGCATGGTTGTTTGATATATCACCATTTCGTAGCCGAACTCCACCACGCCGCAGATAAACGTCCTTTTGCGATGTTCTTCGCGTGTCTTGCCTTGAAGGACTCCCTCCTTGCTTTTGCTTCCTTGGACTCACCCTCCCGCTTCGGACTGCCGCTCACGCCTTGCTGTCCAAATCGAATCGTCTTCACTGTATCACCAACCTTGGCGACAACAACGTGGCTCTTGGTTGGATGCGACGGGGTGCGCTTTGGCTGGTTGTATCCCTTAAGATCAAGGCGGGTGAGGCGGGAATCTTTCATGCGGTAGAGTACCTGCTACTGGCAACTGTCGCAATCAGGATTGTCGATACTGCAAGCCTTGCCCAGTGGAACGTCGTCAAGATCGTCGTCAACGGATGCCCCAGCGGCAGAAGGGAGCGGAGTGATCCTAGGTTTCTCCACAGCCCCGCTGCCACCGGGAAAGTCTTTGAGCGCATCCATGACACGCTTCCGCATATATGCTGCCTTGATATACAGCCGCTCAGTCTCCTCACTCGTAGTCGCATTGATCGACGCCTCCCACGCCAAGATGGTGTCGCGCATCAACGGGGCGAGGTCGTGTAGCTTCTGTTCGTCCCCGTTCATTTCCGTGTCCTCCTCATCAGCAAAGCGAACCCGGCAGCAGTCAGCAGGACGATTGGCGAAGACGGCTCTGGAGCCGCAATAGGATCGACATGGATTCCATTGTGGTCCCAGTGATCGTTGTGCCAGTAAGAGGGGACGAGTGGCCCGTCCCTGCCAAGGGTAAAAACGGCAGATGCGTTGGTGGTAAATGCGAAGAGTGCGAGTAGTGCGTATTTCATTGGTTTTATTTATTTCGTGTCATCAAAAGTGCGGCCCCGGCGAGAGTCAGGAGAACCAACGGTGAGTCTGGCTCTGGAACTGAGGGTGGTCTCGTGTCTTCAGTCCAGCGTGTCCCGGCGGAGGTATCCCTGCTGTGATCTCTGGATGTGCTTTCCGACTTGTCCTTGTCCTTCCCCCGGCCCTTGTTCTGAAAGTCGAACTCTGGTCCGATAACGGCAACCGCAGTAGCTCCGGCTGCGAATAGCGAGATGAGAATTGTCTTCATGGTTGGTTGGCTTCAAGTCCTGCGGCGAATGCGATCCGTGCAACTTCCTTTAGTTGGCACATCAGGATCTCGCCGCTCTTGTTAATCTCAAGCAGCTTCTTTTCAAGCGCCGCGTTTGCGGATTCTGTGGCGAGCCAGCAGACGGCTGCGGCATCGAATTCCCCGGTGGCGATATAGTCCTGCATCAGGCTTTCCGCTTCATCCGGGTTGACCCAGGCGCATGTGAAGCACTCAGGGGAATTAGACTGGTGCCCTTGCCCGCACTCAGGGCATTCCCAGACGAACCCCATGCAGGTATCGCAGTCGCAGGAAACGATGGCTCCGGGGCATTGGCAGGCTGGGTTGTAGTTCATGGCAGTTTCTGGGCAATCAGTTCGTCAATCATGTCGTCCCATCGCTCGCCGTTTAGGTTGCGTATATGGAGTTCAGAAATCTTCAGCGGGCTCAGCTTCCGCATCTCCTCGTACCGGAGGTAGCCTCTGGCGCACGGAAGTCCCCCTTCTTCGATAAGAACGCGCCGCTCTTCTTGCCAGATAAGATTCAAATCAGATTCACGCATGTGAGATATTCCTTCGTTCTCGCCGCCATCACAAATACGCAATCGCGTGTTTGCAAAGATTACGCATCCACGTAGATTCCGGTATGACCCCATCGGCAGATCAAATCTCTCAAGACTACACAAAGCAGATGTCAGACCTCGGCTACTCGGTATTCGTCGTGGCTATCTCTGGAGTTCCAGATGACGAACGCGAGACAGACGACACGGCGATTGCCGTCTGCGCCTTGCCTCCTTCCGCTGGAGAGATGCCCGGTGACGAGTACCTGAACTTCGCCCTGAAGCGCATCGGTCAATCCTCCCGCGTGGCATACGACCTGTTCCGGCAAACCGGAGTTTCGGTCGTGAAGAACATGACGGACGACGAAGATGCCATCGCTGCCGTGCAAGCCATGGTGGATGAGATCCTGCCGCCCGCGTTTGAAGAAGGAAGCAACTGAACCATCACCATGAGTACCCTAGAACTACGCCAGAGATTAGTCGAGATCGCCCGCAGAGACGTGGGCAAAGTCGAGATCAGCCACAATAGAGCGCCGTGGGTCCAAAAATACTGGGGATCTACGGATTACCCAAATGGACACAGGGATCGGGCTCCATTTTGTGCAGCCGCCGTAGCTTATTGGGTTCACCAGTGGCTCAAGGACAAAGAAGTCTTGGCTCAGTTGAAGTTGACTCTCGAAATGGCAGAACGCTGGCGCTGTAAATCTGCCGCTGCGTTTGCTTGGGCAACATGGGCGCAAGGACGGATCGCTTCATTCAACAAAGAGAAGGCAGCGAGAGAGGCCGCTGGATACAAGCCAAAACCCCAGGACCTACAGGTCGCCGGATTCAACGCCAACAGACAGGTCCAAATTATCTACGAGCAAAAAGACAGGAATGAAGGCAAACCCCGCCAAAGACTCAGGGCTGGTGATTTAATGATTTTTTCGATGTCCCACATAGGAATAGTCGAGAATGACAATGCCAACATTGTCCAGACAGTGGAGGCAAACACAGGGGCTAACGGAAGCCGGGACGGTGACGGTTGCTTTTCAAAGACGCGAGACCGCAAAGAGGCCCGCTTCTTCGTTCGCCTCATGGACCCGTGACGCACTTGCACTTCCCGGCGGTCAGCGCCCGCCCCCACTTGTGCCAGCACAGAGGGCACCATCCTTCCGGCGTGTACAACTTGGAATAGTCACGCTGCGCTTGCGGAGAGGAGTCTTTTCCCGCAGTTCCTGATGCACTTATCTGCGACGAGTCCACGTTTATTGACGATTCTAAGGAACAGTTCATTGGAGATCGTCCACCCGTCCGACAGTTCAATCAACTGGTCAAAGCGGAAACCTAGGGCGATCCAGTAGCGCCGGAAATTCGACGCATTGGTGCCTTCTCCGTTTTCGATCCTGCGGACCAAGTCATCTCGGCAATCCATCAGCCTTGCGACTTCCTCTTGGGTCAGCGGGTTCTTCGTCTTCCCTTGTGTGTTCCGGCTGAGACGCAGAAACTTCAGCATTTCTCTTGGCTTCCCGACAACGTCATTCGGATCAATTTTCGTCAGGTCTTTTCTACGGCTTTTTCTTGGCATATGGTTGGTGGTTTAATCTTGGTGCAGCAGAATCCAGAGCGCGAAGTCACGGGCATCAATACTAGGGATCTCCACCAGCGTCTCTTGATCGTGCGCCATAAGGACGAAGTCGCCGTTCTCATCCCGGCGCATGATGAGCTTCTTGTCTAGCGAGCGGGATAGGAAGTGCTTCTTCTTCCATGCGGCAGGCTGGATCAGGTTTGCGTTGTACTTGATTGGTGCCTGGCTCATCTTACGACATCCTCCAGATCCGCGTTTCGGTTGCAGAGACCTTGCGGGTGCAGAGTTTGATTCCCCGTTGCCATGCCGTTGTGCGAATCGAATTCGCGTGCTTGCTCGGAAGCAGCACCGAGTCCCCGACCTCCATCGCATCCAGTAAAGCCTTGGCGCTTCCGTAGCTTCCAATTTCCCTCGGCACTGGAATCCCTTTTTCGATCTTTGGTAGTTGTGTTTCGCTCATCTGGTAGAAGTAATGGTTGTTTGATCTGTCTGCAATTACGCAACGCCGTATCAGGACGGGCGGTAGAACTCGCCAAAGTGTTCGCGGGCCGCTCTGTCGTAGGCGGCAGCAGCATCCGCGATCTCTTCAAAGTATCCGAGGTGCAGCGTTTTGCCGTCGATCTGGATCTTCGCTTCCCATTTCCCGCGATTCTTGATCCGTGTAACGCCCTTGCAACCACTAGTGTTGTTCTTGTTCTTCCCGCGATTCCTGCCGTTCTCGGTCGGGGTTGCCAACCTGAGATTGCTTGGGTTGTTGTTCAGGCTGTCGCCGTCCCGATGATCTGTATGTAAAACGCCTGGGTCTGACCCGGTTGTCAGCGCAAGGACAATTCGGTGGCATGTGCATTCATGCGTGCCTACGCGCACCCGGTAGTATGTTTTTCCGTATCCGACATTCACGGTAGATCCGGCTTCTTTTCCTGCATACATCGCATTGAAGATGTTCCACCCGCGTTGATTCTGGAAGTGATGCCTTGGTCTGATCTTCCAGCGGAGCCATGTTTTGCTGGTCGGGTCTATCTCGAAAGCCTCGCGGATCAAATCCATTTGCAGCGGAACCGCAGTTTTCGGCAGGTGTTTTCTGGATACTTTCGACTGACTCATGTCTGGCTGGTAGGTTGTTGCTTGTTCGGTATATTTCAATTACGGGATGGCGTATTAGGATTCTCGTTCATCCTGGAACGCACCAGAAAGCCTTTCCAGCATGTTCGCAATTCGGGCATGGTCCGGGATTAAATCCGACCCATCTTCTTCTCGTAAATACGGATTAACCACACGGGTGATATTTTCCCGATAGCAGTAGGCGTGAGACAACCGGGTGGCAAGCTCTGCAATTATTGGGCCATGCTCACCGCCAACGCTTGCCTTTTCAAAGGCTGTGGCGATCAGGACTAGGAGCGACATTTCGTCGTACATAATTCAGGCTTTCTAGTATCTGCCTGTGTTGTGTGGTTCAAATACGTTTCTGCGTATTCTGGAAGAGAGAGGTAATCCGGCAGGAAGAACCGGAGCGAAACAGCTATCGCCTCTACGGATTAGGTAAAGGAGATGAGCTGAGGAGAGATGCGATCCGTATAGGAGATCACCATCGCGTTCAGGTGCTTGCTTGGGAGGTGTCAAACTCACGGGTCCGTTGGAACTCTAAAGAAGCATCCGGCTTCTCTCCAAACAACGGTTCGCACTCGCCTCCGCAGATCCCTGCGGCGTTTTGCTGTTCACCCGTTCTCCCACACGGGTCGGCGACCTTCCCTTGGAGGAGATTTTCCGAGTGGGGCAGCAATAGCGTCTCCGGAAGATTCCTGTCCATCGCAGGTTATATGGATGATGGATGACTGGGAACTTTGTTGCACCTCTGGATCAACCCGAATCAATGCAAAAAAGAACCCCCGCCGACTAGAGACTTCGGAAGGGGTTCTTTACCGGATTAGGTCCGGTGTTGAGGGAATCTTGCCGCCAGTCTCTAGTTAGCGCAGGACTTGCTTACGGCGTGCCGCTACAATCGTCAAGCGGATTCCTTCTGCAAATCCGCATTCGCGTATTTCCGGGATTGACAATGGCTTCCCGGAGATGCACTCTCCCTGAAACAACCCCGACCACGACCCATGCTTTCCGCTCAATTTATCCCAGGGGGCAACCCCGTCGAGTTCGTCACCACCGGACCCACCAAGCTCGCCCTGCCTACGGTTGGTGCGCTGCCCGGCGTGACACAGAACAACATCGCAGCATCCACGCTGACGACTGCTGATTCCGGCAAGACGATCTTCCTAAAGCTGGCTGCCGGGTTTGCGACAACCCTTCCTCTCCCGGAAGCGGGGCTGAGCTTTGAGTTCATCGTCGGGACCGCCCCAAGTTCCGGCTCCTACACCATCGTCACCAGTGGCTCCGCAAACATCATCAAGGGGCAGGTGTATACCTCCGACTTCAGCGGCACGGTGGACTCTGATATTGAAGTTTCTGGCGGCGACACCGTCACCCTCGTCACATCAAAGTCCGTTGCTGGCGACCGCGTCGAACTCCGGTGCGACGGAACCAGTTGGTTCGTGTACGGCTTCTGCTCCGTCTTCGACGCCATTACTATTACGCAGGCTTCCTAATTTCGTGGCCGACATCACGAAGCGCCAGTTCAAGACACCCTTGGACTGGCGCTTTTTCTTGAACCACCATGCCAGTTCCGATCATTCAGAGAAAAGGAGGGCTTTCTCCGAAGCCTCCGCAGTTTGACTACGATTCTTGGGGAGAAGACGAAAACGGGAACATCTACCATGAACTCTACGGGGAATGGTGGGACGGCAAGATCGGGTACTCTCGACTGGATATTGAGCTGTCGGCGTACATCCGGGGGCTGAAACCGGAGGATGGGGGCGCAGGGAAATATCAGCACCTGCGGGAATGCGTTGATCTTCTCTGGAACTCAGACGGAAGGAGCATTGTGGAGTGGAATCCCTGGCTGGAGAAGATGCTGGAGGAGTCGTGCGAACACAACTTCCTTGCAGTCGCCGGATGTTCCTCGTCGTCCAAGTCGTTCGGGGGAGCCATCATCGCCATCGTCAACTTCATTGCGGACCCGGAGAATACCCTGGTCCTCGTCACCTCAACCTCCATCGGCGCGGCCAAGAAGCGGATCTGGAAGTCCGTCATCCAGCTTTGGAACAAGCTGCCGGAGAAATACCAGAAGCTCGGGAAGATCAAGCCCAGCTTGAATATGATCCACTACCAGCCGCAGGATGGATCAACGGCACACGACGCCGCCTCAATCACGCTGGTTGCCGCTGAGCAGAAGCAGGAAGCCTCCGCCGTCCAGAAGCTCGTCGGGTTGAAGAACGAGCGGGTGATCCTGATTGCGGACGAGCTTTGCGAACTCTCACCTGCCGTCCTCCAGGCATCCGACAACCTGATCTCAAACCCGTGGTTCCAGATGATTGCGATGAGCAATCCAAAGGACCGGGAGGATTCATTCGGTCTGATGTGCGAGCCCGTCGATGGTTGGTCTTCCTTGGACGAGTCAATGATGGAGTGGGACACGAAGTACGGGAAAGCCATCCGCTTCGACGTTCTTCAGTCTCCAAACTATCTGGAGCAGGAATGTATTTATAAATACATGCTGACCTACGAGAAGATCGAAAGGTTCCGCAACCAGCATGGGGAAAACTCAGCCCGGTTCTACCGCTTCTACCGAGGATTCTTCCCTGTTCAGGGTGCCGAGGATACGATTTATACGGACACGGACTTCAACGCCTTCATGGCAGAGAAGATCAAATGGAAGGGTGAGCCAACGAAGGTTGCCGGACTGGACTTGTCCTTCTCCTCGGGTGGTGACAAAACCAGTCTGTGTATCTGTCTGTTCGGTGAAAGCGTGGACGGATTAACGTGCCTCCAGTTTGAGAAGTTCTACCAGATCCACGAGAACGCCGCCGACAAGCTGAACCCGCGAACGGATCAGATTTGTACCGAGGTGAAGAAGATCCTAGACCAAGAAGGCGTCGGGTATGCGAACGTGGCTGTCGATAATACTGGCGGCGCAGGCACGGTTGATCGACTGACTCAGTTCATGTCTAGGGATCTCATGCGAATCAACTTTGGCGGCAAGGCTACGGATCGCCCGGTATCTTCCAACGACAGAACTCCGTCGCACAAAAAGTACAAGAATCGCGTTTCCGAACTATGGGGTGTCGGAATTGAATACTTCCGTGGCGGGCAGCTTGCCGGATTCCGCAAAGACCATGATCTCTGCACCGAGATGAAAGCTCGCCGCTACAACATGGTGAAGGGCGCAGACGGTGAACGAATGGAGGTTGAGCCAAAGCCGAAGATGAAGCTCCGCATCGGTCGTTCACCCGATAAAGCTGACTCGCTTATGCTTTGCATTGAAGTCTGCCGCGAGAGATTCCACTGGCGATCCAAAGAACGCGGGCTGGCAGTGTTGCCTAAAAAGGATTTCTATGATGTAATGCGGAAGCTGGATGTGGTGAGTAGATCGAATGGCGGTGGCGATTGGATGGCTATTGCTTGACTTTACTCAGATACGTATTAAGCCTACAATCAGAAATGACTTCATCGCGTGCCGACTTGCTACTAGAGAACATCCCGGATGACGAATCTCCGGCACCAGAGGAGCGGATCAAAAACGCATCGACGGGACGAGAATTCTACCGTGCGATGCTTCAAGCGGACAGGGCATCTGCCGCGCAACGGGTTCGACATCAGTCAATGCTGGATGGTGAACCGCCACACGATCAGGCTGTCCTTGCCGCTACCGGGCAGGGAAGTATGACAAACCTCAACTGGGGTGATGCGGAAAACATTGTTGAGTACACGAAGTCCGGGATGATCGACTTGGTGAACTCAGTGGAGAACCTTGTCCGCACACCATTGCTGGCTCAGTATTTCGAGGATGAGGAACAAAGGCGCGAGTATGAACAGACGTTGGCAGAGGAAATCACCAAGACGTTCCGCCGCTGGGAAGGGTTTGATTTCAACTACCAGAACCTGATCCATCACTGGCTCTGCTTTGGCGTTGGCATCGGCTACTGGGAAGACTCCATCGACTGGCGCTGGAAGACAACCGGGCTGTCAGACTTCTGCATTCCACGGCAGACTCTTGCTTCCGAAGAGAGGATCACCGTCGCTGGATGCCGCCGCAGGTACGAACTCCATGAACTTTACGAGAAGATTCGCGATGAAGCCCGTGCTGAAAAGATGGGCTGGAATGTTCAAGCGGTGAAGCAGGCGATGCTGCGTGCGGATCATCCATCTGGCTCAACATCCGCATGGTCGGAGACAGAATGGGAACGACTTCAAGCGCAGTTCAAGAACAACGACCTCGGAGCAACTGCTGCTGGTCGCACGCAGACTGTCGAAATGATTCACCTTTGGGTGCAAGAGTTTGACGGTTCTGTCTCCATGTACCTCGTCTCCGACAACCCACTTCAAGAAGACGGGAAGCAAGATCCATGGATGTACGTTCGTCGCCATGAATATCCGGCAGTGCGGAATGCGTTCACGTTCTTCTGCTACGGCATCGGGACCAATGGAAGCTACCACTCCATCTCGGGCATTCTCCGTAAAATCTACCCACAGGTACAGGTCTCCAACCGTCTCCGCTCCAAGCTGGTTGATGCCGCCGCTATGTCGTCCGGCGTGATGCTCCAGCCACTCAACGAGACATCCTACGATAAGATCGTCTACACCACGCTCGGGCCATACACAATGCTTCCAGCAAAGGACATTGCCGAGTACGTCGAACGGGCATCTCCGAATCTCGGGAACAACGTCACGCCTGTTCTTGCGGACATGGAGCGGACGATGAACCAGCGGGCAGGGCAATTCCAAGGCGGCTCCGCTTTCGGTGGCAGTCAAGAAAAGACCCGCTTCCAAGTTCAGGCAGAACTCGAAACACTCTCCCGCGTTGGCGCAACACAGCTCAATCTGTTTTACCCATCATGGGCAAGACTGATGCAGGAAGCCGTGCGCCGCCTCTGCCGGGTTGGATATTCAGACGCATCGCCTGGAGGCAAGGAAGCCGCCGATTTCCGCAGGCGACTTGCTCGTCGTGGATTCCCTGTCGAGATCCTTGAAGTCGTTGACTTTGATGCCGTCACCTGTGAGCGGGCAATCGGCTCCGGCTCCATGGTTCAGCGTAACGCCATGCTGGACGACATCGCCCCATACGCAGGCAGCTTTGATGAAGCGGGGCGGCACAACTGGATGCGGGACCGTGTCGCTGGCGCTCTCAAATCCTACGAGGTGGCAAACAGGTACATTGATCGGATGCCAGGGGATCAGCGTCCGCCAGTAGACAAGAAGATTGCTGAGTTGCAGAACTTCGTCATGCGCTCCGGCTCGCCAATTCCAGTGGAGCCAAATGATATGCACGTCGTCCATCTGGACACGCACATTCCGTTCATTGCACAGATCCTCAACGACGTGGAAACCGGAGCGCTCAGCCTTGAAGAAGCCGTGCAGCCACTGCTCATCATCCACGAACACTGCATCAATCACCTGTCGATTCTCTCCAATGATCCGACAGTCGAGTCAAAGGTCGCTGAGTACAATCAGGCTCTACAGCAAGCCGGGGAGATTATCTGGAACGGCACGAAGAAGATTGAAGCCGCGCAGAAACGGGCCGCGCAAGAACAGCAGGCTCAGCCGCAGGAAGGACAGAATCCAGAAGCTGCCCAAAAAGCAGAGGAAATCAATTCCGAGATGCAGCGCAAGATCATTGAATTCCAAGTGAAGATCAAGGGGATGAATGACATCAGTGATGCCAAGCGCCAGAACATGCTTGCGGATGCAGCCGTTAAGCGGAGGATTGAAATCGAAAAAGCCCAGCAAGGCGCGGCTTTGAAGGATGCAACCACGGCAGCGGAACTCCTCTCGAAATCACGAACAATGCAATAACGAATGGACATCAAAAAGCGAATCGCAGAACTCAAACAAGACTTCAAATCTAATGCAATCCTCCGAGCCGAATGGGACACAATTAGGCATTCGGTCGCATACGGGAAAATATCGGAACTCGTATTCCTTACGAGTGCAGATGCACTGTCAAAAGTCTCTTCAGCGCAGCACGACATTGTGGCAGCAAGGGAGCTGTTCAAACACCAAGCAGTTCAAGAAGTCTTCAGGGCGCTGAACGAAGTCCACATCCCAGAACCGGAGAAGACTCCAATCCCTGCTGCGTGGGAGCATATCACCGCAGATCCTGAGTAATTTAGCCGAACCACCACAGACCAATGGAATCACCATCCGCCATCGTATCGTCCGACCCTGGAGACTTTCTCTCCGTTATCAACGCCGCCATCGACAACCCGACCGAGGTTGCCGAAACGCCAGCCGCGCAGGAAGAAGTCTCGCCAGCACTGGATCTGAAGCCGTCCACGCCAAAGGAATCGAAGTCCACGGAAACCAAGAAAGGAGCAGATGCCCTGCTTGGTGATGAGGAATCCACAGAGGAAGCCGCCGAGACGGATGAGGCTGATGATACCCCAGACGAGATTAAGGAGGACAAGAAAGCCGCGTATAAGTGGGGCGAACTGCGGGCCGAAGCCAAGCAGGCGAAGGTTCTCGCCAAGGAAGTCGAGCAACTGAAGGCGCAACTGGCTGAGCGTGAGAAGCTGCGTGATGCCGATCCGCTGAAGCAGGAAGCAGAAGAACTGCGAAAGAAGTACGACGACCTTGAGAAGGAAGCCTACGTCTGGAAGATTGAGAAGACATCCGCATGGAAGAACGAAGTCGAGAAGCCAATCGCGATTATTCGTGAAGGCATCGAAAACATCGCCAAGGAGTACGAGGTGTCAGAGGAGTTGCTCTTTGAGGCATTCGCTGACGGCAATATGAAGTCCCGCGCCGAGAAGTTCGACCAAATCTTTGAGCATCTGCCACGGATCGTGCAAAACGAACTCGCCCGCTTGGATGCTGCCGCGACAGATGTCTCGCGCCGGAAGGCGGAACTGGAGTCGAACGCAGAGCAGGCTTACAAGGAACTCACTCAGCGGGAAACGGAGACGACCGAAAAGCAGAAGCTGGAATCCAAGGCCGCGCAGTTGCGGGCAATCGAATCCGACATGGCGAAGATCAAGAAGGTCGCCGCGAACTTTGTCTATGACGACTCGCCTCCAGAGAATGTCATCCGCGAGATCGAACAGGAAGTCGGCGCTACCTCGTTTGAGGACATGACGACAGAGGAGAAAGCGTTCGCGATCATTGCATCGGCGGCACTTCCAAAGATGAACAAGACGGTCGTTGAGCTTCGGAAACAGATTGCTGGCTACAAGAAAGAGATCGCGCAAATCACCAATTCACGCCCCGGTGGCGCTGCATCTGCATCCAATTCCGCGAAAGGACAGCCGGACGGGAAGGGATTCCTAGAGGCAATCGGCATTGCCTGATTTACACCCAGCCATGGGTGCCCGCCATGTGTTTACAGACACTGGCGGGCTTTTTGTGTTGACAAAACGCAAGTACGCATACACGTATCTGTGCGCCATCCAGAAGGCGAGAATCTACTGGGAAACCAACCTGAGCATAAACAACCGTCCGACTTCGGATGCGTGCTTTCCCCGGCTCAAGGAGAGGAAAACAACCAATTCCTGATACCAGGAAGAAACCTCGTTCCTTCAACCCCAATAGACAACAAGCACTATGGCAGCTACTACCGTACCAGCAACCTCTACAACTGGGTCGCAAATCATTCAGCAGAACTTCATCAACGAATCCGGTCGGATCGGTGAAGGTCTTTTCCGTTACGCCTACGATACCTCCCCTTGGGCGCGTATCGTTAAGCGTGGACTCTGGCCAGACGGAATGGGTGATTCCATTCGCGTTCTGAACTACGAGCGTGCGCTCGCAGGCACTACCGGAAAAGGCACTTGGTCCAATCACCGGGCTCACGGGTTCTCTTCCGCCGCTACCACGAACAGCCCTCCAGACATCAGCACTAGTCGCGGTCTTCCTACGGCTTCCGTCGTCCAAGTGACACAGCGTCTCCGCGAATACAACTTGGCGTGGACCGCTGTTGAATCCATGCGGATTGACGTTCGTGATGCTGCCTTCTCGTTCCAGTTCAAGGAGCAGATGAAGACGCTCTATGACTGCTTGCTTGATGCTGGTATGCGTGTCTGGAGCTATCGCACCCGCGAGGAATACTTCCGCCTCTGTGCGAACAAGGTCGTCATCGGTACGCCTGAGTCCGGTCAGCTTAACTCGCTTGCCGATGTGTCTGTCACTGGCGCTACGGACTTCGCTACGCTGACTGGTTTCTCGCTGGCGAACCTGAATATGACTGGCGCAGCTCCATCCGGTGGCTTCTCCACGAAGCATTCAGTTCTGACTGGCGGTGTCCTTCGCGACATCTACGCTCGCCTCTGCCGGAACGGTGCAGGCAAGAACTCTGGCGGCATGAGCGACGGCGCTCCGGTGTTCCCGCTCCTTACGTCTCCAGAAACGTCCGACTACCTCATCCGTGAGGCTGGCACGCGGAACGATCTGCGCTGGGGTAACTCTGGCGAGCTTCTGAAGCCACTCGGCGTGACTCGCTCCCTCTGCGGATACAGCCACGTCCTTGACCACGAAGTCCCTCGTTTCACGCTGGCGATCAATAGCTCGGTCTACGACTTCACAGAAGTTCCTCCGTGGGCGTACCAGGCAGGCAGTATCAGTACGGCGATTACTAATGCGACCGGAAGCGTTGGACCGCCCATCACGAACACGACCTTGACGGTCGATTCAACTGTTGGGTTGGTGACTGGATCGGTTGTTACAATCTCCGCAACTTCTGCGAATGATTCTGAATACAACGGAACATGGCGGGTTCTTTCCGTCGTCAGCGCCACAAGCGTTATCATCGACTGCCCGTATTCGGTGGATACGCCGCTCACCGGATTCTTGACGACGAACACCAACGGTCAAGCTGGCTGGGTTGAAAACCCCGCATACCACACGGCTCCATACGAGATGTCCTTCATCCTTCACCCAGAAGTGATGGAAGCCCTCACGCGGAATGCGACGACCAGCCTCGGCGCTGGGACGAACTTCGATCCGACCACTCGGATCGGAGACTTCAACTGGCAGAACATCCGCAACGAAACGACCAACCCAGATGGTACGTTCGGATACTTCCGAGGCATCATGGAGTTCGCCAGCAAGCCGATGAAGACCCAGTACGGCTGGGCTATCATCCATCGCCGCCCAGATCCGACCGTCCTCGCTGCCCCGTCCATCAGTGTGACGAGTGGCCTCGGACTCACCGCATAATCTGGTGGTGGTTCACTAGAACTGGGGGTGTCAGCCAAGTAGGCTGGCACCCCTGCTCTAAACCGAAACTCTTACAATGGCAGCACCCCATACAGCAAACGACGAGCAAGTCATTGCGAATGGACTCGCTCAAGCGATGGGGAAAACGGGTGCGCCAAGGATTTACAATTACGGTTCACCAAGCCCTCAGTTTCCAATCGCGGCAATCTACTGTGTTCAGGACTGCGTGCTTTTTGGTCTTAGTTTTTATGTAAACGAGAACAGCGTAATGTATAACGCAAAAGAAAACCAAGAGATTTCTGTTGATGTGGCAGGAGAGAGCGGTGGGAATATATCAAGTATTGCAGTTATCCCGGCGGGAACAATCATCAGGGGAAATATCTATTCATTTACTTTAGACTCAGGACTACTAATCGCATACCCAGCATAATACCATGGCAGTTCCATACTCAGCACCACATCAGCAAATCACATCCAATGCGATTGCTCAATTCATGGGCAAGACTGGCGCTCCAGTAATCTACAACGGAGCCGCAGCCTCGCCGCCAGCCGGATCGTACTGTGGGATCTTCTTCATTGCCGACACGGTCCTTACATCACTCCGCTTTTGGGAGGCTGGCAGAGCAGACGTAACAACCGATGCTTCCGTAAACAACGTAGTCGGCGGCTCACTCGCCGGGATTACTTTCAAGGCGAACTCTTGGCTCTTCGGAAACATCAACGATCTTGTGATCTCATCCGGAACTCTACTCCTTTACAAAGCCTGATATGCCGTACCGTTTAGACCCGAACACAGGACAGCTTGTATGGGATGGGCCTTCCGTCACACAGGCGACCCGTGATTCCCTCGGGACTCAGATCAGGGAGCTTCAGGCGCAGATCGACGCACTGAGCTTTATTGATCTGGATGATGTCCCGACTACGTACACGGGGCAGTCTGGGAAGATCCTCTCGGTAAAGAGCGCGGAGAACGGATTGGAGTTCATCACAAACAGCGGGGGCGCAGGCGTAACGGATGGAGATAAAGGCGATGTGGTGGTCTCTGGAACAGGCACCGTCTGGACTATTGATGCAGGCGCAATCACCACGGCGAAGATTGCAGACGGACAAGTGACGGTTGCAAAAACCAGTGGCTTCGGGTCAATCGCAACCCAAGCGTCAAGCAGTGTCGCCATCACTGGCGGCACCATCACAGGCACCACGGTCAGCGGAATCACCCTCAGTGGCAGTGCCACCCCCACGCTGGCGGTGACGGGCACGACGGCGGTGTCAGGCACAAACACAGGCGACCAGACTATCACGCTGACGGGCGACGTTACCGGATCCGGCACCGGATCATTTGCCGCAACCATCGCAGCCAGCGCCGTCACATATGCCAAGATGCAAGCCGTCTCGGCGGCGTCCCGACTGCTCGGGCGAGGCACCGCAGGCACGACGGCAGTGCGGGAGATTTCACTGGGCACCGGATTGTCCATGTCCGGGGATGTTCTATCAGCTACGGCCACGGGCGGCGGCACTAACACCATTCTCCAATTCTTCCCACGGGACGCGGAGTTTCCGGCGACGAACTTTGCGACTATCGACACTCGAAACAACCACCCGTGTCTGGACTTTGACGACACCACCGTCGAAACCGTTTTCTTCACCGGGTTTATCCCGCAGGGGGCGACGTTTGCCGGAACGGGAACGGCTCTGACCTTCGTCCTTGAGTCAACTGCCACTAGCGCAACCAGTGGA